TGATTATTCCCAAGCACTTGGCGGTGGTATTTCACAGGGCCCTTCAGCTGGCTCAGTGCCATAGTCTGCGGGCATGATAACTTCTAAGTATTCCATGTCTGGACTGTAGTCGTACAAATAGTGTACGATACCCGGACGTTGCTGTACGCAATCGCCTGCTTCAACTAGGTGTATTTTGTCTTCATACATGAACTTGGCCCAACCTTTTAACATATAAACGATTTGGAACTCAGCTACGTGAATGTGCCAACCTGTGCCGCCTGAGTTTTCTGGGGGTAAGTTGGCCTTGGTGATGTGTGCTAGAACACGCCCGTTGGTAGCATCTGCTACCCCAAGATCCTTGTATAAGAAAAAGTCGCGTAACCCGCCACCTTTAAACTCCACTTCAGAACCTTTGACGTGTGAAAACTTTGTTGTCATACAACCTCCTCTATCTGTGTGTATTTAGTGTGCCTTGCGGCGCACAATTATGCCTTAGTGGGCATTTTAGTTGGGTTGTTTACCCATTCGACATCTTCGTCGGTCATTGGTTGCCATGTATTCATTGTGCTATGATCAAATAGGTAACAATAGCAACAATGGCTACTACAGCAATCTGTTGTCCGTATTTGGCTTCAAATTGTTCAAGCGTTCTAATCATATCCAATGTTGTCCTTTGAGCACAGCTTCAGCGCGGGCAGTTTGTACAGCCTTGATGATTTCGTAAAAATCAACGAAAAATTGTTGGATAGTTTTCATAGTCCACGGCCCCATACAAATTTCTGTGTGTATTCGTTTGACAAACGATCTACGTCTGCGGCGTTTTGTGGGTTGTGACTGACGATATAAGCTTCTAAACCTGTCATTTGGCTTTGTTTAAAGAACTTTTTGAGTCCTTGTAATAGTTTTGACATTTTGTGTCTCCTTGTTAAGTGTGTGTTAAGTAGTTACTCAGTGTTTCTACTGAGTATTTAGCATATTAGTATAAACCATGATATTTTTCAACCTTATTGATATTCATTACAATCACATGTATAATCAAATAAATAAGTTGAACAGAGAAACATTATGCGTAAAAGCACCCGTAGTATTCTACAAGAAATTAGTGATATTGGATTAAGCAGAGATCCAGACTTGGTCATCGAAAGCCGAGGTAGTAATATCATCACCAGTGCTATTAATCTATTAGAAATGATTCGCGAAAACTATGATGTAGAAACAGCCGCCGAGCTTGAACGCCGTTTTATCAATAGCATTAAAGGCGCAGATCCCACCAAATTCAAGCGTGGAATCAAACGTATCCAAGAAAGTAAAGAATGAGCTGGGGTTATCATTTAATCCTAGATTGCGGTGGCTGTAATGAAAACGTCAGCGATCCCAAAGTTATAAAAGAAATGCTTGAATCTCTAGTCAAGCGTATAGATATGAAAGCAGTTGGGGAACCTATTATCAAGTTTCTCAAAGAGGGTGATCCTCACCTACAAGGCTATAGTTGCCTACAACTAATTGAAACTAGTTCAATAACCATGCATCTTAATGATGCGCCCGAAAGTAGTGCTTACATAGACGTGTTTAGTTGTAAAGACTTTAAAGAATCTGATGCTATTGCAGTAGTTAAAGAGTTCTTTGCTCCTGAAGATATCAAAAGCCAATTCCTACATAGACAAGCTAAAAAGGCAGTAAAAGAAGGTACAGGCGATTGGTTTAAAGCTATGTCCGCTAAAATAGGCATTTGAGCCCTATTTTTATCCAAAATACTAAATAATTATACAAAGGCCTTTTAGGAAGGTCGTTCACAGAGTGTGAACAGTATGGTAGATTAGGAGAAATATTATGCCATCATTATTAGGTACATACGTCGCGGCCAACTACGGTCGTATGACATCACAAGACACATACGGCGGAATTACATTTAGTAACTTCGCAACACGTAACTTAGCATTTTTGAAAGTTGTTTCAGCAAGCGGAGTTGACTTCACAGCCGCTCCAGGTACAGACGCTGATAACACAACCATCCAAGGTGTTTCATATACAGATGCGTTAGCTCAACCATGGCAAGATTCAAACAGCCCATTCTCTGTTGCAGTTCGTACAATTCAACAGTTTGCTGAAGTTTATTTTGTTGGTTCACCAGCAACTTCAGGTTCTAACTCAGCTTTCGTTATTGCAGTTGCTATTGACACAGCTAACTCAGCTGCCGCAAACAGCAACGTTGAAGTATTCAATACAGCTTACCCAGTTCTAGCTACATTTGGTGCTTTAGTAACAAGTTTAACAAACAACGGTATCACTAACTGTACAATTACTCAATTGTCAGCTACAGGTAGTTCAATCGCTGGTTCAGTAACTTATAGTTAATTCCTGTTCGGGACTACAGAGCTTGCTCTGTATTATGGGAAGACTAAGCCTCACTTTTATAGTGAGGCTTTTTTACGGCTGTTAAATATAGAATGGAATATAAATTATACACCTTAGTTGACATTACCCATACTCGGCAACATCGTTCAGAGCCCGGCAAAGAACATCTGCGTTGGAAAGAACAAAACTTTCAAACAGTTCTGCAAACATTAGGAATACGTGCCAATGTTACCTATGTGCTAGGTCCAGAAGTAATCGAAGTTCGAGGCAAACTAGTAGGGTTTGACACAGATGATATCATCCGCGTTTGGCGTTTTGATTTCAACACCGATCGTGATTTTTTATATGAGAACAATGGAGATCCCGTTGGATTTCTTAAAGATGACTTTATGCTAGTGCCTTATATCAGCGGACTTGACGAAGCAATGACACAAAACTACGCAGTATTCAACACCGAAGACCCGGGCAAAAATATTAGTTTCTTCGCTAAATAAAGTTGTAGGCAAATTATCATTATCTAGGCACTTTAAATCACAACCAATCATAGAATAGGCCCGGCTCGGAGCGAGCACAAGACTTATAACATTGGAGAGCCTGGAGATGGCCCGAACAGCAACAGAAGCAGTATCACAACTGGCCACATTACCTGAACGTGTAGCCGTAGTTGAAACCAAAGTACATCAGATTGAAGAAAAGATTGACGACCTTAAATCAGATGTCAAGGACATGCATGACTGTTTAGATCAGACACGTGATCGCGTGTTAGAACAGTTAGACAAAATGACTGATGAATATCGTGAAAATGCCGCAAATTATTACGAGCATGCTAACAAATTGAATGAACAACAAACAGCACAGCATGATGAACTAGCTGGCAAAATCAAAGAACTACAAACAGTTAAAAATAAATTTGTAATGTACGGTATGGCAGGGCTAGCATTTCTAGCTGGCACAGGTTGGATACAGGCTGCAAATTTACCTAGCATATTAAAGTTCCTAGGCCTGTAATTCAGTTAAATACTGAATGCAGATTCAAGAACTATCCATAGACCCTAACCCGCATCATCACCATCTTAATCCCAATCTATGGGAAGATAACATGATGATCCCTCAAGTACGAATACAGTTACTTAAAATAGCCAATCATTTTATTGATTATCTTAATCTAGACGATATACCTGTTGTAGATATTACCTTGAGTGGAAGCAGTGCCGGATATAATTACAGCGACCACAGCGATATAGATCTACATATAATTGTAAAAACAGCGTCACCTGAAGACGAAGAACTATATTCAGCCAAAAAGAATCAATATAATTCTACATATAAAGTCAAAATTAAAGGTATCCCTGTAGAGCTGTATGTACAACCAGCAGACCAAAAACATGTTAGTGCAGGAATTTATAGTATAAAACGTAATAAGTGGATTACCGAGCCCGAACACAAAGAACCAATCACGCCACCTAAAGATATCAAGAGCAAAGCCCGCAGTTATGCACATAAGATCAATACTGCTCTACGCAGTGGCGATTTAGATCTAGCCAAAGAAACTATGGATGATCTAAAACGTCTACGCAAAGCAGGACTAGAAACAGGCGGTGAGCAAAGCGTAGAAAACCTAGCGTTCAAGCTACTCAGAGCCCGCGGACAAATTGAAAAATTGCGTAAATACATAACAAAACTAGAGAGTGCAGAACTAAGCCTCGGAGAACACAATGAAAATTAAAGACATAATCGCTAATGAAGCAATAATGGGTACCATTACAAAAACTGATCCTAATTCTGGAGATGTTACCATGGATAACGGTAAAACTGTTAATGCGACTCAGCTAACAGTTGGAGCAGACGGCAAACCTGCCATTAAAATGCCCCCAACTGGCACGCAGATTTCAATGACCCAAGAAGAACTGCCTGCTCCAGGTCAGCCTGCTCCAGGTGCAGAAGGAGCTCGTCAGATTCCGCCACCTGATGGTACAAACACCTTATTTGTCAAACAAGATCCTGCACCATTAATCGGTACTATGATGTCAGACGGTGATGGCCTAAGTGTTACTAAAACAGGTAGAGAAATTGATCCTGCTTATATCCAAGACCCTGCTAACTCTATGAATAGAATAGGCTATATTAAAGGTAAAGATGGACAGATGCATCTAGCACTCAACACAGGACACCAATGGAGAGTTGGGCCACAGGCATATCAAGCAATCACAGGACACACGTATCATCTTACTCGAGAGGATGTGGAAGAAGGTAAAAAGCATAAAGACACTATTGCTCAAGGTGGTGGAGATGTTGGCGGTGATGCTACAGACAACTTTATCAATGATGTTAAAGATAAAGAATTTGAACGTGCGCAACGTGGCGATCGTGGACCTAACGCTCGTAGCCCTATCAATGGCAAAAAACTAAAAGAAACCGACGAATTATACAAGTGGTTAACCATTGCTGGTATAAAATGAGAATCAATGAACTAATCAGTCAGTTTGACATCTGGACTACTAACGAAGAAGAAGACATTCTTAAGAAGTTAAAACAACCTAGGAAGTTAAGCAGTCTAAGTGAGCATGATCAAGTCAGGATTGCCTACCTTATACGCAAGAGTTTGGTAACTAAGATAGGACACAAAGATCCTATCGTAGTCGCAAATGAAAAAAACCAAAACTAAAAAACCTAATCCCAAGATAGTCAAAGAACTAGTAACGCACTTTGAAGCAGATCTTAAAAAATCATTACCAATAAGTGTACAACCAGACGGGTCAATTGTCTATAAGAACTACTATATCAAACAAAACGACCACGAAAACTGGGCTATTTACGATATTCGTAACAAAGATGTGATCGAGCAATTTTACTTAAAAACCTGCGCAATCATGGCGGCTAAGGAGTATAGTAAATCTAGCATAGAAAAATTCATAGAGATTAAAAGATTAGACACTAGGTACTGGGCTTATTATTCTGATACTATGATATACAGTAAGAACATCAAAACAGCCAAAGATTACGACAGGTATTTGGTTCTGTTGAACAAACTAGAACACAGCAAATTCCTCGCTGAACATTTCCAGGAAAAGATTTCCACTATGTTTAAGTGGAGTTTTGTATAAATAGTAATAAGAAACGCTTTAGGGAAACCATCATGCAAATTAGAGAACTATCAAAACCAATCACAGCTAAGAAGCTTAATGAAAGCCTAGCTAAACAGTTTGGCTACAAACTAAATTTAGAACAGTTTAGTGATGCCCAGTTAGAAGATGTACGTAATAAACTACGTACTGAAATGAGCCAATTCGAAGTTAGTGAAAGTTTCGATAACATCAGTTCAAATCCAAAATATCAAAAGACTCGCGCTTTATTAGATGTTATTAATCAACACATCTTAGAGCGTGAAGAAGGCATGTATGAAGGCGCAAAACCAGATTTCCTAGATCTAGATAAAGATGGTAATAAGAAAGAAGCCATGAAGAAGGCCGCAAAGGATAAGAAAAAGAAAATGGAAAGTGTAAGTTTAGCATTAATGGTTAAAAAGGCACGTGAGCATTCAGTTCCAACTAAGTGGATCGAATCAGCAATCAGTCGTATCAAATTAGGCGAATCAGATGAAGAAGAATTGGCCGCAGAATTAACCACACGTTATGACCTATCAGAAAGTCAGGCTAACTATATCGTTTACTTGAAAGAAGGCGAAGAACAAAAAGCATCAGTAATTATGGCAACTAAAGACATGGTCGACCAAATTACAGGCTGGCTAGAAGACGTTGCTCAGCTAAAAGCTGAACACCTTTTAGAATTATTAGACTCTATAAGAGAAACACTAGGCAGTGACGTTGCTAGCAAGTACGAGCAATCAGTCAAACCAGCACTAGAACAAGTTTATTCAGCATTAGAATCAAGTCGTCAAGGACTATCAGCTGGACTATCTGTAGTATCAGGTGGCGAAGCTCCTACAATGGGTGCTGACACAGGCGGTATGCCTCCAGTACCCGGTGCAGAAGAAGCTCCAGCTATGGGTGCTGAAGGCGGTATGCCTCCAATGCCAGGCGGTGAAGAAGAAGCACCAGAGATGGGTGCTGAAGCAGGCGGAGCAGGCCCAGAAGCTGCCGGTCGTATGAAGCGTGAAGGCGTTGAATACAGCCGCAAGTTAGGCATCCTTTTAGCTCAATCAAAAAAAAAATAATTGAAACAATAGATCCGTTAATTCAAAGGCTGCAGGTTATGCAATCTGCAGCCAATAATACTGACCAAGAAGAAGTTGAAACTTGGGAAGAACTTCAAAATGCTGGTATCCCAATCGACTATAATCGATTCAAAGCACGTTGGGACAGCGATCCAATCCTTAAACAACTTGTTACCCGTTTTAACGACCAAGGTATAGTTCTTAATACTAACAATAAACAAGAACCAAAAGGTCAGGGGCAAGATAATGGCGAAGATGATATAACAAAAATGGCGATGGCAGCCACAGATCGAGAGTTCGCGTAGTTGACCTTTAGATAAAGTTAGCGTATACTAGCTCTATATGACTTTATTACAAGAAAGGTTTAACTACACGCCTATTAATCGACAAAGTGTAGAAGGTAAGCGTCTTTACGCACTTCCAGACGGAACTAAAGTTCCCAGTGTAACTACTATTCTGGACAAAACTAAACCACAAGAAAAGATTGACGCCCTTAACAATTGGAAAAAACGTGTTGGTGAAAAGAAAGCACAAGAAATTGTAACTGAAGCCAGCGGTCGTGGAACACGTATGCACAAGTTCCTAGAAGACTATGTTAAAACTGGTGTAATCAATGCGCCCGGTACCAATCCCTACAGTAAGCAAAGTCATGCAATGGCCAATGTGGTTATTGCCCAAGGCTTGTGTAATGTAAACGAAATATGGGGTGTAGAAGTGCCCTTATACTTTCCCGGTCTATATGCGGGAACTACTGATGGTTGCGGTCTCCATTTAAATGATGAAGCTATTATTGACTACAAGCAGACCAACAAGCCTAAGAAAGAAGAGTGGATTGAAGACTACTACTTACAGCTAACAGCCTACGCACTAGCACACAACGAAGTCTACGGGACTAACATTCGAAAGGGTGTTGTATTAATGTGTGTCAGTCCTAAAATGAACGAACAATTAGAAATGATTGATGTTCCTGTTTATCAGGAATTTATCCTAAAACCCGGTGATTTTAGCTACTGGGAACAAAAGTGGTGGGATAGGGTGGAGCAGTACTACAAACAGAACTGATAAATATCACATAAGAGGATATTTTCATGGCTGTTTATCAAATCTCAAGAATACAGGTTCGCCGCGGGCAAGCAAATCAAGGTACAGGGTTACCACAGTTAGCATCTGGCGAGATGGCTTGGGCAATTGACACCCAGCAACTATTCATCGGCAGTGGCGCAGTTAGTGAAGGCGCCCCGGGTGTAAGCAATATACGAATTGTTACAGAACAAGACTTAGGTCTTGAAGGTAACTTGCTAGGACTAGTACAGTACGTATATGGATCTAACAATGCCGCAATTACCACAGGCCCAAACGCTAACACTCCTATAAGTCGTTCTATTACTAATCGTTTAGATGACCAAATAACAACTGTAGACTTTGGCACTGTTGGGGATGGGATTGCCGACGATACTGCCGCGTTACAACGTGCTATTAATCAATTATTTTTAAATCCGAGTAATCCTGCAAATTTATCTACAGCTACTAATACTCGTGTAACATTAACGATACCACCGGGTATCTATAAAACTACAAGCACGATTTATATTCCCAGTTACTCTACAATCGTAGGCGCAGGTATTGACAAGACTATTATAAATTTTGTACCTACGCAGACTAATTTTACTGTAGCTATAACTATCAATAACGCAATAGTGCCGATGACATCGGCAGTATCGTCGATGCAAAATCAAATAGTTACATGTTCAGTTGCTGGCATTATTCCACCTAACACTTATATCTCTACGGTTAATCCGGGAGTGAGTATAACACTTAGTAATCTGCCATTAGTGTCTACTCCTAGTACAGTTATTACATTAACAGTTCCATCTCCTGCTATTCAGTTTGTTAATGATAGTAGTTCACCAGGTAACCCTGATCCATCAATTGCCAACAGTACTAATCAATCTCGAAAAATTCAGTTAAGCAATTTAAATATTGAAACTTACACAGGTCTTAACACTGCAATGTTATTAAACTCTGTTCGAGATAGCCTGTTTGAAAATATTTGTTTGATTGGCGGTTATACAACTCTTACAAATACCAATAGTATCGGTATGCACATGACTGCTGTTAGCGGAGGTCCAAGCGGAACATCATGCGAACATAATGTGTTTAGGTGTATTCAATTTGGTCGAAGTGGTTCTACAAGCACCTCGGGCGGATTCACATATGACGTGTTTGCTAAAGATGATATATTAAACAACATATTCGAAAATTGTTATTTGACAAATTCATTACAAGGTTTCTGCCTAGGGCTTGGCGGCGCTATCACATTGGCAAACCCAAACGGTCCTAGACAAACTGAAATTATTAATAGCAAATTTAATAATATACAGCAAGAAGCTGTGTATGTTGCAACCGGAACTGGCAACGTTACTAGAGACTGCAAGTATATTGGAGTAGGTAACAACGGAGGTACTAATGGTGTTAGCCAATACCCACAAGTATACTTTGCTACCTATGGTAATTTAGACTTCAATAGCCAAAGTGACAGATCAGCTGATTTAAGTGCTCCGAGTGGTACATACGGTACTGTACCATATGTTCCAGAAGTTACCGGACACATTATATATTCAGCGTTTGGTACAAAGACTATTAGTATAAGTCAAACAAGTGTGTATGTGCCAGTTTTAAAATTGCCAATTCCTTGGTTACCTCTTACTACTGATAGAACTACTGGTCCTAGTGGAGCAAGTATTGTATATGTCATTGATTATTTTTATTCAAGTCAAAATCATTTTACAAGAAGAGGTACTATAACTATTTCTGCTGATCCTGCTGACAAAATGATTCAGTTAACTGATGATTATGATTTTGCAGGAAGCGATGCTGGAGATACCATTGCCACCTACTTAGATTTCCAAGCTCAGTATGTAGACAACACTGGCACTGTAACCATTACCAATCCTTGGTCAATCGTAATCAGTTATGTTAATAACATTTCTGATTCGGGCGTATTTACCTACACATATCGTTCAATTTCTTAATACTCAAATCATTAGGTGATTGCGATAAATGCGCATATAATTTATACTGTTACCATGATAAGATTTATTAATAAAAAAATCGTTCGATTTTCTGCGAAAGACACACATAAACCGTTGTCTATCAATAAGATTTTTTACTCATTTGGTCTTCACTAAATACTTCCTAAACAGAATTAAGTACATTATATTAATAATCCAAATCACAGTAAAAGAATAGAGAACAATGAATAACATCACAGTAATAAAAAGAAGTGGCGATAGAGAGACATTAGCGGTAGAAAAATGGCAAGCGCAAATTGCAAAAGTTTGTAAAGGTATTGCTGATGTTAGTCAATCAATGATTGAAATCAAAAGCCAGCCACATTTCTATGACGGTATCACTACACAAGAAATCGATGAAATAACTCTACGAGCTATTGTGGACCTCATTGATGTTGAATCAAATCCAGACGTAGGACATGTTAACTATCAACACGTAGCAGGCAAGCAACGTTTGTCAATGCTACGTAAAGATGTATATGGTGATTATACTGTTCCCCATCTCTATACGATCGTAAAGAAAAACGTCGATATCGGATTGTATACTCCAGAACTATTAGAATGGTATACGGAAGATGATTGGAATAAAATGGATTCTATGCTAGATCACGAAAAAGATGAGCAGTATTCATATGCGGCAATTGAGCAGTTGATAGAGAAGTATTTGGTACGCAATCGTGCGACAAAGGAAATTTATGAAACTCCACAAATTAGATATATTGTGGCAGCGGCTACAGTATTTCATAGAGAAGAACCGAATAGCGCAAGGATGCGTTACATTAAAGAATACTATCAAGCGGCATCCGATGGGTTGTTTACTCTTGCTACACCTGTCTTGGCTGGGCTTGGCACTCCGACTAAACAGTTTTCTAGTTGTGTGCTTATCCGCAGTGACGACGATTTGGATAGCATATTTGCTAGTGGTGAGATGATGGCCAAGTATGCCAGTAAACGTGCAGGGATTGGACTGGAGATCGGTCGACTACGCCCATTGGGCTCCCCAATTCGCGGTGGCGAAATCATGCATACTGGTATGATACCATTCTTAAAGAAGTGGTTCGGAGATTTACGCTCATGCAGTCAAGGAGGTATTCGTAATGCAAGTGCTACTGTATTTTATCCCATTTGGCATCATCAGTTTGATGACCTTATTGTTCTTAAAAACAACCAAGGTACAGAGGAAACAAGAGTTAGACACATGGACTACGGAGTTGTCCTTAGCAAGTTCTTTTGGCGCCGTTTCAAGAACAAAGAAAACATCACCTTCTTTGATCCGAATGAAGTACCCGACCTATATGAAGCCTTTTATCGTAACACAGCAGAATTTGAAGAACTGTATGTAAAATACGAAAAACGTCGAGACCTACGTAAGAAGACAATGTCAGCCGAAGAAGTATTCAAGTCAGGCATACTAAAAGAACGTACAGACACGGGACGTATCTATCTTGTGTTTATTGACAACGTACAGAACCAAGGACCATTCGACCCCGAGTTTCATACAATATATCAAAGTAACTTATGCTGTGAAATACTACTACCTACTCGTCCTTTCAAACGTCTTGATGATGCCATGGGTCGTATTGCTCTTTGTACATTAGGTAGCATTAACTGGGGAGCCTTCCGTAATCCAGAAGACATGCGTCGTGCTTGTCGTATTCTGCAACGCAGTCTATGTAATATTCTTGATTATCAAGATTTCCTAAGTATCCAAAGTAAACTAAGCAATGATGAAATACAACCTCTAGGCATCGGTGTAACTAATCTTGCCTATTGGCATGCTAAACGTAGTTTAAAATATGGCGAACGAGATTCTCTACAAGAAGTTAAAACATGGATGGAACATCAAGCCTATTACCTGACAGAAGCTACCGTAGAGCTGGCTAAAGAACGTGGTGCATGTGTTGACAGCCATCAAACAAGATACGGTCAAGGCATATTCCCTTGGGAATTACGAGCAGAGGGTGTTAATGAACTAGCAGACTTTGCCCCAGAACTTGATTGGGAAACACTACGTACTAATATGAAACAGTACGGTGTTCGCAATGCCACCCTAATGGCTATTGCTCCGGTCGAAAGCAGTAGTGTTGTTATAAACAGCACTAATGGAATTGAGTTACCCATGAGTTTGATCAGTACTAAAGAATCAAAAGCAGGTTCATTTACACAAGTAGTGCCTGAATATGCTAAACTTAAAAACAAGTATCAGCTCATGTGGGAACAAAAAGATTGCGATGGTTATTTAAAAACAGCATCAGTCTTAGCCGCCTATGTAGATCAAAGTATAAGTACTAATACCTTTTACAATCCGGCACATTTTGCAGATCGTAAAGTACCAACTACACTGATTGCTCGAAATTTGATGCAGGCACATGCGTGGGGATTGAAGACATTCTACTACAGTTTGATAAACAAAGCTGGAAGCAAAGCAGTACAAGAAGACGCACCGGCTATGTTAGAGCCAATTGATTTTGATGATCAAGAATCATGTGAGGCATGTAAGCTATGAGCAAAGAACAATATAATTTAAACACACGCACAGACTATTTGAACCGTAAGATGTTTTTGGATCCAGCGGGTCCGGTGACTATTCAACGATTCGAAGAGGTTAAATACAAGAAGATTGCAGACTTTGAAGCGACAGCCCGAGGCTTCTTCTGGCAACCCGAAGAGATTAGTCTTACCAAAGACGCCAATGACTTTAAGGACGCGAGCGATGCAATTAAACATATCTTTACCAGCAATTTATTACGCCAAACGGCACTTGATAGTCTTCAAGGTAGAGGACCAACGCAGGTATTTACTCCAGTGTGTTCCTTACCAGAAGTCGAAGCCCTCATGTACAACTGGGGATTCTTCGAAACCAACATCCACAGCAAGAGCTACAGTCATATAATCCGTAACATCTATAATGTGCCCAAGGATGTGTTCAACACTATCCACGACACTGAAGAAATTGTCAGTATGGCATCAAGTGTAGGCAAGTATTATGATGATTTGCATTTAATTAATTGCCAAAAAGAATCTGGTGAAACAATCGATGAACAAACACATATCAAGGCCATTTGGTTGGCTCTTAATGCTAGTTACGCCCTCGAAGCCTTCCGCTTCATGGTATCATTTGCAACTTCTCTTGCAATGGTAGAAAACAAGATCTTTATCGGTAATGGTAACATTATCAGTTTGATCTTACAGGACGAATTACTACACAAAGGATGGACAGCCTATTTGATCAATCAAGTAGTCAAAGAAGATTCACGTTTTGCACAGGCCAAGATCGATTGTGAACAAGAAGTGTATAGTATGTACGTAGATGTTATCCGTGAGGAAAAGCAATGGGCAGACTACTTGTTTAAGAAAGGTCCAGTTATTGGTCTTAACGCAAATATTCTTAAAGACTTTGTGGACTACACAGCGGTAGATGCATTAAAGCAAATTGGCATCAAATATCAACAGGCCGCACCACGTAGTACACCTATTCCTTGGTTTAACAAACACGTTGATACAAGTAAAAAACAAACAGCACTACAAGAAAGCGAATCAACCAATTATGTGATTGGCGTGATGAGTGAAGGCATCGACTATGATGCCCTACCAGCACTATAATAGGAGTTCATGATGGCAGGTAAAGGAAGCAAGTCCAGACCTTTCAGTGTCGATCGCAAGACTTTTGAAAGTAACTGGGATAATATTTTTAAGAAGGATAAGAAGAATGAAAGCAATAGTTTGGAGCAAAAATCAGTGCCCGTACTGCGAGCAAGCAAAGAGTCTACTAAAACTAAAAAACATTGATTACGAAGAACGCAATATCAATAAAGAATATACACGTGAACAACTATTAGAAGCAGTACCTAATGCCAGAACTGTACCACAAATATTTTTAGACGATAAATTAATAGGCGGGTTCACAGAACTCAAAAAACATTTTGAAGGATAATTATGCTTATTAATAAAGGTATATCAGCTGGTGAAGTTGTAACAATCAAAACAACTGCCGGTGAAGAAATTGTAGCAAAACTAATTGAAGAAGGTCCAATATCTGTTAAGGTTAGCAAGCCATTGTGTCTAACAGCTACTAAAGATGGGATCGGACTAGTTCCATTTTTGTTTACTACAGATCCAGATGCTGAGATTAGTATTAACCGTAATACAGTAATGGTCCTAGCACCAACTATCAAAGATGCCGCAGATCGTTACACAGAACAGACAACTGGCATAAAACTAGCATAAATATCACTATTAGGAGATAAACTATGCCAAGTGTAGTTACAATGACCGGGCCGGGTACGGCCACTGTTACTGACGATGCGGCTGCCGCAATAGCCTTACAAACAGTTGCAATTACCGCTGCCTTAAATACTCTTCAAGCTACCTTATATGGACCAGGTATTCCTCCGGCTCCTGCACTACCGGGTAGCATAGGTGCTTGTTTAAGTGGTATTAACTCTAGTCTTACTAGAATAGCCGACTATGACAAGGCAATAGCTAAATCTATTAGTGATCTTAATATTGCTATTGGCAGTATGGCAGTTAGTACATCTGCATTAACTTCTATCACTGCACATGCGGCCGCTAACCAAATAACAACAAATAACTATCAAGTGCAGGCAACAGCAGAAGCATTAGAACGTTCTGGATTGCCTCCTCCTAGTTTGCCCTCAGAAGAAGATCAATTAAAAGCCGGAGTTACCAGCGGACTGGCACTGCATGCGGCAGGTGTTGCTCAAGGAGCTATTGGACAATTTGTTACAACAAATACTCTATCACTAGGACAATGGATCGGTGAAACCAGTGCGTATCAAACAGTAGCCGGTTGGGCAAACCAAGCAAAGGATTCACTAATATCAGTGCTACCACCTAGTGTGCAATCAGTACTAGACAAAGCTAAAGGCGGACCAACTTAATGGCCTATGGTCAGATACAAAACTTTGTAGCTATTCCGCAACCTGGAACTACTAATACTCCAATTCCGGCGATATTACCAGCGTTCGTACCGGTAACATGCACAGTTACTGATACGTATGGTCTAGCAGTTGGTGCCGAAATGACAACCATATTAACTATGATTGGCAAATTAATAGCAGTCATAGGTGACAGTTCAGTTCCACCCGGATCGCTGGCCGCTAGTTTAAATGGAATCAACTCTAGTCTCACTAGAATAGCCGATACTAAAAAATCACTTGCAAGTTCTTTGAGTAATTTGAATATTGCCATTGGAGCACTTGCAGTAGCTCGATCTCATCATGCTAGTGTGTTAAATCATAGCACATCAAGCAATGTACAAAGTAACAATTACTATCAAGCCGCAAGCCCAGATAAGCCTTCATTACCAACTGAAGAAAAACAATTATCAACGGCGGTGAGCAGTGGTGCAAAGTTAGATTCCGCGGGCAAGGTACAAAGTGCGGCAGTATCTGTTAGTTCTAAAGCTATTAGTACAGTAAACACTTGGATATTAAATTCAGGTATCTATCAAACTGTGGGCAATTGGCTAGGTTCCTACAAGGATTCAATAGTGGCTTTACTACCACCTAGTGTCCAATCAGCATTAGATAAAACCAAAGGTGGACCAACATAATGGGATTACACGGAGTGGCCCGAGCTGGGCAAGATCATGCAGGTGGTATTATTGCTGTGGGAGCCAATTCAGTTATTACTGAAAATAGACCTACCGCTTGCATAAATCTAAGTACAGTAGGCGGCCCACCAAATGTCGGAGATGTCATTGTTAATACTCTTTCACAGACAGTGTTTGCCGAAAATAAACCTGTGGCAGTGACCGGAGCTGTGACCGGACTAGGTATTTCGATAGGTTCGGCTAGCACAACCGTGTTTGCACACCCCTAAAAGCCAGGTTTGTTGACAATTACCCTAACATGTGCTAAATTACTATAGCACATTTTAAGGAGAATCAAATGTCAAAATATTCAGAATTCACAACACTAGTAGAAGCAATGGAATCAGATTTCGAAAAGTTCTACGACAAAGGCGTTTCAGCCGCAGGTACTCGTGTGCGTAAGCATTTACAAGAATTGGCTAAGTTATGCAAAGAAACTCGTAACGATGTTACCGCAGTTAAGAACGCAAGAAAAGAAGCCAAGTAAGTCAACTAAATATTAGTCTAAGGCGTTATATTATTATACGTCCAAGGAGTATATTATGAAAAAGACAGTTTTACTTTTATTATTGTTAGCACTGATAGGAACAGCATCGGCCCATGAAGGATTTCGTTATCGTGGCGGTTGCTGTTATAGAGGTGGATACGGTATGGGTTGGGTCGCTCCAGCTGTAGTAGGTGGAGTCATTGGATACGAATTAAGTCGTCCAAATGTCGTAGTTGAACAACAACCAGTATACGTTACACCCCCACCAGTAGTTTATGTAAATCCTCCTGGAACACTTAATCCCCCAGCTGGCTATCATTATGCTCAAATGATTGACCCTAAGACAAATCAATATACTATTGTTCTAGTACCAAATTAATGGCATATTCAGATAAGGTAATTGATCATTATGAAAATCCTCGTAATGTAGGATCGTTTGATAAGAATGATCCTACAATAGGTACAGGTATGGTGGGAGCACCAGCTTGTGGTGATGTAATGAAGTTACAAATAAAGGTAGACGAAGATGGTATTATTAGAGATGCTCGTTTCAAGACATACGGATGCGGTTCAGCAATCGCGTCGAGCTCACTGGTTACTGAGTGGGTTAAAGGTATGCATATTGATGATGCTATTAACCTTAAAAACTCCCAAATCGCAGAAGAACTAGCATTACCACCTGTAAAGATACATTGTTCAATTCTTGCAGAAGATGCCATTAAGGCAGCCATAAATGATTATCGTAACAGACACAGCACAAAAGAAGATTAAACAAAATCTTGCCAAACGTGGTAAGGGTGTTGGTATTCGGGTAGGTGTAAGAACTACAGGATGCAGTGGGTTAGCCTATGTGTTAGAGTACGTGGACAAGTATGAAGGCGAAGAAGGCATAATCAATTATGCTCAAAATGACTTCTGTGTACTGGTCAGTTTAAAAGACGAACCTTATCTAAATGGTTTAATAATGGATTGGGTCCGCAATGGGCTCAACGAAGGATTTGATTTTCAAAATCCAAATGAACGCGATCGTTGCGGTTGCGGCGAAAGTTTTCGAGTATAACAATAATTGACACAAGTTAGGTTTGCTAGTATAATACTAGTATTGTTATAACTTTTGGAGTTAAAATTGACACCAGATCAGCAAGATTTTTGGAATTGTTTAAAATTTGATGCACAATACTTTGCTCATAGTTGCGGCAAAGATATGAAGGGAAAGTCAGAAAACAAAGTGAATAAAGAAGCTCAAAATTATCTTGATTTGGCCATGGGGCATTTGTCAGTAGAAGATCTAACTGGGGTAGTTAAAACCTGGCTTAGTTATTATCATTTACCATTGGATCCTAACAAGTTAGGTGAGCCATATGATAAATTTCACAAAAAGTACGGTGCTTGGATTGCCAACAATGCTAAAAATATTACAATGATTGGATGTTACTAATGAGTATGCATCTATTACCGCCTATGTATTCAACCACAGGCAAAAAGAAAGGCAAAAAGAAATTCGCTTCGGCAGAACATGCTAGAAAGGCTAGAGAATTGGAAGAAAGTTGGAAAGAGTTACTCAAACGTCAAGGTATTGAGCTAGAAGAAAAGAAACGCCGTCGTGCCATGTCGGCTGAAAGTTTGAGTTCTAGTTACAGTTTGAAGATTCCAGAGGGCCGTAATACTACCGCCCACATTCAAAGTCGTGGAGATTTTACCGGTAATGCAACCCTTGCTCCAGCTAAGGTTTATACTGGCGACAAGGTAAAAGGCATCGCAACCATGCATAAAAGCAACGCAGTGCCGGTTTTTAGTGATGAACAAGCAGTTGACATTTCTCGAATGAGGCGTTAAACTGTGACTAAGTATAAACATAGTACTTTTCCTTTGAAAAACGAGGATAATTACTTATTGACCCTGAAAGGTTTTGGGGCATCGGCTATTAATTATAGGAGAAACGGATACAGCCAAACATTAACTCATGACGGTAGTAGCGATACCTCATCCAGCGTAAAGGAGAAAAAAATGATACGCATTATCAAACTAGTAGTAAATTGCTTGGTTATTCTAGCAATTATTTCAGTAGCACAAGTTACAGTGGCTCGTAAGTTCGACCACTTAAAACAAGCTCGCGAACAAGCGAGTCCGATTACAGCTCAAATAAGACAAGCACAATTAGATTGTCTAGCTCGTAATATCTATCATGAAGCAGGCAGTGAGCCTTTTGAAGGCAAAGTAGCTGTAGCTCAGGTCACAATCAACCGTACAGAAAGTGGAGATTTCCCTAGTGATATCTGTAAGGTAGTATATCAAAAGAATGTAGTATACCAAAAAGTCATGTGCCAATTTAGTTGGTACTGCGAAGCACCAAGTGCCATGAAGCCTATGAATGGGCCAATGTACACCGAGTCAATGGAAGTAGCAAAGAAAGTCTTATTGGAAGGTTTCCGTCTTCCAGACTTAAAGAACGCCCTATATTTCCATGGGGATTACATACAGCCAGGCTGGAACAAAAAACCCGTGGCTAAAATTGGCCATCACATCTTTTACAACTAAGGAAAATACACATGAATATGGACGTTTTAAAGAAACAAGTACATGACCTTTTTGATTTGAATTTATGGGTTAAAAATGTTAAAGAACATGCACCTCATGTAAGTGCAGAAACAATGGGCTGGGTAGCAGTTATTCTGCTACACCTAGCTACGCTTCCTACGATGCTAGCAGTGTTAACAGGACTCACTGAAAAAATGCCTCCTGTTGATATGGTCTTGTTTAGTTGGGCTGGATTATTTTGCTTTTTTATCAAGGCCGCAATCCAAAAGGATTTTTTAAACATTGTAACCATTGGTTTTGGCTTCTTTTGTCAAGCCGCCATGCTTGCGTTAATTGTGTTTAAGTAATTCTATAGCTAAATATACTATAAACTAGGAGTAGGCAAAATGGCCGGATCAGGATACCAACAAGATAGTAATCAGTTAACACCGTCACTTTATCAAGTGGTGTTGACTATGACAAGCACGACATATTACCCAGTCGCTTCGGGTACAACTACAGCTAACGGTAGTGTAAATCCATACGATTGGACTAACTCATCATATACTAACGCCACTAGCATGACAGCTACACAGGCCCTGTACTTGGCACAGGGTAACGTCCGTTGGAGCATGATTTTAAATCAGCTAGATGGGGTAAGCGATTGCCGAATTTTAGATGTTCAAGTATCTGGAAATACCAGCGGTACAGATGCAACAACACAACCAACCGGGCTAACATTCACAGTTGCATTTGACCGTGATGAGTTTATCCTCGGTGAATGGAATAATTATTTAAAATCAATCGGGCAAAGTGCAAGTGGTACGTATACTAATGCAGATGGTGTTACAGGGCAAACAGCGTATGTAGGTATCGGTGGAACGGCTATTACTACCAAAGCATTGGCTATCCAAGATATAGTTACAGCAGGTATTTTATCAAATACGTATCGTACATATCGTGTGTATAATACAGCTCAACAAGGTGATAGTCAAGTTAAGGTTACAATCACACAACCTAATGCAACAGCATCTAACATCTTTGGAACTGTAGCAGTAACTCAAATCAGTGGAACTACTCTAGCAGGTTCACCATTATAACATAATTGAACAAATAAGGACTTGCAAAGTCCTTATTGAAAGTGTATAATTACAGGATGATACTAGCTTACTTACTACTCTTAACAGGTTTAACAATATCGGCGGTCGCAATCTATTACTCAGTAGTAGGTTTGACCGCTATCTTTTCAGCGGCCGCTATTCCCATCATCATTATGGGTTCGGCACTAGAAGTTGGCAAACTTGTCTGCGCCTCTTGGTTAAAAGCCAATTGGGAAAAGGCTCCACGCTTCATGAAATACTATATGACTATTGCAGTCATTGTACTGATGCTGATCACATCAATGGGTATCTTTGGATTCCTTAGTAAAGCACACAACGATCAAACGCTAGTGAGCGGCGATGTCGGGAGTAAAATAGCTGTATATGATGAAAAAATTAAAACTGCCAAAGAGAATATCGAAGCTGACAGGAAGCAACTTAAACAGATGGATGAAGCGGTGGACCAAATCATGGGTCGCTCGTCAGATGAAAAAGGTGCCGACAAAGCCAACTCTGTACGTAAGAGTCAGCAGAAGGACAGGGTTTCGCTTGCCAAAGACATTGAAGCCCAGCAGAAACTTATTGCTAGTCTTAACGACGAAGCGGCTCCAGTACGTGCAGAAGTACGTAAGGTCGAAGCCGAAGTTGGCCCTATTAAGTATATCGCTGCCTTCCTCTACGGAACAGCACCGGACGAGTCCATGCTGGAACGAGCAGTAACTTGGATCATTATCTTAATCGTTGTTGTATTTGATCCACTAGCAGTTATTATGTTACTAGCCGCACAGATGACATTTGCATGGACAAGAGAACAACAAGATTTGAAAGAAGATACACCTGATCCTTATGTAGCAGATGTAGGCGAGAAGCCTGCAGACTACGAGAAAGATGATGGACCTCTGACAGAAACTCAAATTGAGCAGATTAAAGAAACTGTTACCGAATTTGAAGGTGTGCGTACTCCTGGAGGAGAATGGATACAGACTGGTCCAGAATTTGAAGTACCAAAAAAAGAACCAATTGTTGACTATGAGATTGGTGAAGATATCAGTGAAGAAGAATTTATCGCAACGCCGGCGACTGCACTAGGAGGTGATATAACAGCGCCAGAAGAAATTACAGTAGATTCATCTGAATCTATAAGTGAATTAGATAAATGGAACCGTATGATAGAAGAAGCTGAAAAGGCAATAGCCCAACCAGAGTCTACGGTTGAAGAAAGGGTAGCAAAAGGGGAAACATATATCAACGGTGAAGGACACGAAGTTTCTTTGGACGTTGATTTACCCGAGGACAACTCAAAAAAAAAGACCTACATGATCAAGGACGAGGACGGGATCTTGCAAACAAAAACAAGAGAGTAGAATATGTTCAAAATGAAGAACAATTTAACCCAAATAGTCTTTGGTCAAAACTTAATAATAGAATGTTAATATGAATCTAGGAAGAATAACCTTAATAACACCACCGGATAAGTTGTTTAATATAAATCTGGGATACTTGCTGGTGAAGCCTAGTAACTATGTTAAAGAACAGTTTCAAACTATCCTTAGTCAAAGTATTGAAGATCTAAACGTTTTTATTTTTGACAACGATGACACAGATATCGGGTGGATGCTAAGTATAGCAAATCAAGTTGATTGTATAATTATTGACATTGATAATTGTGATCCGATTACTCAAAAATTTGTTTCTTTTATGTTGGCACATCCTAATGCTTATTACATGACTAAAGATGAAGCTACTCCTTATCACTTGATAAGTAGAAGTAGAATATATGATTTAGATTTTATTGTAGAACAAATAAAAAACCAACAAGAAGGTGAGGATAATGCACAAGAAGACTAAAGGGACTGGTGTTACAGTTAAAGATAACGAAAACATCAACCAAGCCTTACGTCGATTTAAACGTAAAATTGATGACAGTAAACTTTTGGACGTATTAAGAGCCAAAGAGTTCTACGAAAAGCCAACTACAGAGCGTAAGCGTAAAAAAGGCGCGGCCAAAGCTCGTTGGCGTAAAAAGTTGCAAGATCAACAATTACCTAAAAAAATGTATTGACACACAGTTCTAAGTATGCTATAATATATGTATGAATACAGATATTATGATAGATTTAGAAACACTAGCAACATCAACCGATGCGGCTATTCTTACAATTGGTGCTGTTAAGTTTGATCCTTTTGGATCAGAATTAAAAGAACCTGCAATGGAGAGCTTCTATGTAAAAGTAGATCTCGACAGTTGTGATAGAATCGGACTAGTTACTAACGATGATACAATCGCTTGGTGGGCTAGCCAAAGTAAAGAAGCGCAAGAAGCCGCTTTTGATCCCGAAGGTAGAATTCAAATTGAAGATGCATTTCAGCAACTTTATAAATTCTGCTGGGGTGCCAAGCGTGTGTGGTCTAATGGCAGTGTGTTTGATATTGTAATTTGCGAAAATGTTTTTAAACGTATTAACAAAGCAATACCTTGGCAATACTGGCAAGTGCGTGATGTACGTACAGCATTTGACTTGGGTATCAATCCACAGCGTCCTCCCGTTACAGCGCACCATGCATTAGAAGATGCTTGGAATCAAGCAGTAGGAATACAAAATGTCTACAATACTCTCCGAACTAGCACAACTAGCGGTGGCACTTACATCGCTCCCTTCGCTAATCAGAGATGAGAGAAATAATCAAACCTAGTGGTGAAGTATACATGAAGGTAGAACTAAAAAATGGTCTACTAAGGTTTTGTTGTACTAACGGAACTGCTAAAGATTTGTGGTATGAAGTAGATGCTAAAATTATTCCTCAACTAAGACAACTTTTATCAGAAGCGGAGTTTTTAAAATACTTATGAACAGTCAAGAACGTGAAGTAATGAACATTCTTTCAGAAGAATGTGCAGAAGTAATTCAGGCGATTAGTAAATGCCATCGTTTTGGTATTGATAATTTAAAACCAGGTAAACCTAAAACCAATAGGGAACACTTGGAAGAAGAACTAGGCGATTTGTATGCCATGATTGAAATCCTACAAGAGATGGATGTTATCAGTTGGACCAACATCGAGCAAGCCGCATTAAACAAACGTGAAAAACTTAAAAAATGGTCAACTATCGAAAACTTATAATCCTTATAGGATTATTTGTCAGTAGCCATAGTTACGCATTTGATTGGCCTAGCAAGGTCACTGCTAAAAGTTGGCTAGTAGCAGACGAGAATGGACATATAATCCAAAGTGAAAATCCCGATCAGGTACGCAGTATTGCCAGTATCAGCAAACTGATGACAGTGATGATTGTATTAGATGCACATCAAGATCCTATGCAGTCTATAGGTCTATTTACTAGGGCTCAGTTAATAGACATGGCTTTAATTCGTTCGGATAATCACGCCGCTGAGTTACTGTGCGACAACTATCCCGGAGGCCGAGCTTCATGTGTACGTGCTATGAATAGCAAAGCACATCTTTTAGAAATGCCAAACACTAATTTTGTTGAGCCTACTGGTCTTAGCATTATGAATGTTAGTACTGCTAGAGATTTAATAAGACTAGTAGATGCCGCAAGCATTTATCCAGAAATTACACACGCCGCGAATACTAGTGAAGTTAAAATTAAAATACGTAAACGCTGGCTGGTGTTTCGGAATACAAACCCTATTATAGGTAAAAGGCATAAATTTATAGTAAGCAAAACAGGGTACATTAATGCCTCTGGTGGATGTATAGTTATGATGCTAGATACAGATATTGGAAATCGTATAGTTATAGTATTAGGCAGTAAAAACACACATACCCGTATTCCAGAAGCAGAATTTATATTCGAAAATACAAAATAATAAATTATCAGAGATAAATAAATTTGTAGAGCGCCGTAAGGGCCTACAAAATTTACTTGCTTAAACAAAGGAGAAAATTATGAGCAAAATCATCGGTATCGACTTAGGTACAACAAATAGCTGTGTAGCAATCTTAGAAAACGGAGTTGCTAAAGTAATCGAAAACAGCGAAGGTGCTAGAACAACACCATCAATCATTGCATATACAAAGGACGAGATCCTAGTAGGTGCAACAGCAAAACGACAAGCAGTCACAAACCCAAAGAATACAATCTACGCCAGCAAGCGTTTAATCGGACGTAAGTTTGATGAACAAGCTGTGCAGAAGGACATCGACTTAATGCCATATTCTATTATCAAGGCTGATAATGGTGATGCATGGATCGAAGCAAATGGCGAAAAACTTGCTCCACAACAAGTGTCAGCAGAAGTACTTCGCAAAATGAAAAAGACTGCTGAAGACTATTTGGGTACAGAAGTTACTCAAGCAGTTATTACTGTTCCTGCTTACTTTAATGACAGCCAACGTCAAGCAACTAAAGATGCTGGTCGTATCGCTGGTCTAGAAGTTCTACGTATTATTAATGAGCCAACAGCGGCCGCACTAGCATACGGTGTTGATAAGGCAGACAAGAAGGATCGTAAGATTGCCGTATACGACCTAGGTGGTGGTACATTTGATATTTCAATTATCGAAATTGCCAACATCGATGGCGACAAGCAGATTGAAGTGTTGTCAACAAATGGCGATACATTCCTAGGCGGTGAAGACTTTGACCAAGTTCTAATGGATCACCTAGTTGATGAGTTTAAGAAAGAAAATGGCATCGATCTCAAGTCAGACGTACTGGCTCTACAACGTTTGAAAGATGCCGCAGAGAAGGCTAAGATTGAGTTGTCTTCAGCGCAATCAACTAGTGTTAACCTGCCATATGTTACAGCAGATGCAGGTGGTCCTAAGCATTTAAACGTGACAATCAGTCGTGCTAAATTTGAACAAATGGTTGAGAAACTAATTCAACGCTCAATCGAGCCATGCAAGACAGCGATGGCAGATGCTAAAGTAACTGCCGCAGACATCGACGAAGTTATTCTAGTTGGTGGACAAACACGTATGCCTAAAGTACAAGAAGCAGTTGAGAAACTATTTGGTAAGGCTCCACGTAAAGACGTTAATCCAGACGAAGCAGTTGCCGCAGGCGCCGCAGTACAAGGTGCTGTGTTAGCTGGCGACAAGACAGACGTATTGTTATTGGACGTAACTCCATTGACATTAGGTATTGAAACAATGGGCGGTGTGTTTACCAAGTTGATTGCTAAGAACACAACAATCCCAACTAAACACTCACAAACATTCTCAACAGCAGAAGACAATCAACCAGCTGTAACTATTAAGGTTGCACAAGGTGAGCGCGAGTTGTTCAAGTACAACAAACTATTAGGCGAGTTCAATTTGGAAGGTATTGCTCCAGCAATGCGTGGTATGCCACAGATTGAAGTTACCTTAGACATTGATGCCAACGGTATCTTGAATGTAAGTGCCAAAGATAAAAATACTGGTAAAGAAAACAAGATTACCATCAAGTCTGATTCAGGATTAACTGAAGCTGAAATCCAACGTATGGTTAAAGAAGCTGAAGAAAATGCCGAAGCAGATAAAAAGGCAGCAGATTTGATCAATGCACGTAATCAAGCCGAGGGTACTACTCATAGTATCAACAAGGATTTTGAAGAGTACAAAGATCAATTAACTGAAGAAGAACGCACAGCATTTGACACAGCAAAGACAGCAGTTACTACTGCATGTGCTGGTGAAGATGCTGAAGCAATCAAAGAATCAGTACAAAAACTTTTTGAAGCCGCTGGTCCAATTATGACCAAAAAACAAGCCGCTGAAAGTGCCAAATCACAAGCAGAGGCACAGCCACAACCAGCTGAACAAACTGTAGATGCGAGCTTCACAGAAGTTGACAAAGACTCGAAAGAGTAATACAATAGTAAAGTAGGGCGCCGATGGTCGGGCCCTACACATTCTTGCTTAATATAAGGAGATAAAAATGGCAACGATGCAATTAAAAACAGTAAGTCCAGCGGACTTCGCAAATCTAAGTAGAGCCTTAATTGGTTTCGATCAAATCTTTAACCAGAGACTGCAACAAGTAAATGGTAACTATCCTCCACATAACATTGTGAAATATAGTGATAGTAAATATGCTATTGAAGTAGCAGTAGCAGGATTCAGTAAAGATGAAATCACAGTAGAAGTGGACCAGGATCAATTAGTTGTTCGTGGTATACAAGGTGAAGTAGTAAACGAAAGCAAAGAATATTTGCACAGAGGTTTAGCATCACGCAACTTTGAACAAACATGGACTCTTGCTGAATACATGGAAGTTAAAGATGCAGAAGTTAAGGACGGTATGTTGGTTATTGAAATTGAACGTATTGTTCCAGAAGCATTAAAACCACGTATTATTAAAGTTAAATAATCAACCGGGGGAGGCAACTCCCCCTCTTTTGAAAGAGAATATAATGTCAACAACTGATATCCAACTAGACGAGAAGATTAAAATTCGTGCATCTGAACCTAAGCGTTGGAAGGTAATTCTACTAAATGATGATTCAACACCAATGGAGTTTGTGATTGCAGTCTTAGTTGAAATTTTTAAACACACTCAAGACAGTGCTAGGGATATAATGTTACAAGTCCACGAAACTGGATCCGGAGTGGCAGGTATTTATAGCTTTGAAATAGCCGAATCTAAAGCAGTCGAAGCAACTACCCAGGCTCGTACAAACGGCCATCCATTACAAATTAAATTGGAAGAAGAATGAGTTTAAAAGATCTTACCTATGAAGCACATAAAGAAGCTGAAACAAAACCATTTGTAAAAGTTTTGTTTTCAGGAAAGATTGATCCTAAGCTATACGCACAGTATTTAAAAAATCAGCATCCTTGTTATGAAATTGTAGAAGTGTGTGCTATGATGTATCCTGGATTATTAGGCAATACCGCAGATGCTCGACGTGCGCCTGCAATTATTTCAGATTTTGAAGAGCTATGGGATAGAGAAATCGACGGCGAACCTACAATACTTCCTGTGGTTAAACGTTACATCGATCACATTATGAGTATCAAAGACGATCCTAAAAAATTACTAGCACATATTTATGTACGCCATTTTGGAGACATGGCCGGCGGACAGATGATTGCCAAACGGGTTCCTGGGTCCGGGCGTATGTATAAGTTTGAAGATGCTGATGCTCTTAAGGCAAATATTCGTGAGAAATTAACTGATGATATGGCCGACGAAGCTAAACTATGTTTTAAATTTGCCGGTGAATTGTTTGAAGAAATGATGACATTGGTGCCTAATGAGTAAAGTTTGGGATACTCTAATAAATATTCAACAATTATTGGAGACTGAATTTGGCCGGACTGGCACTGAAATCTTTGAGCCTGGAATGGATCGCTTCAATCAACCCGGTTGGTCTAATCGTGTATGGAGTTCTCCTCTTTATCGCCGTGCTCACGTTGATGTGGTTGATGCGAGAGATCAAAAAGGACTCTGGATGATGCATTGTTGCATCTTTCCACATCTACATAATCCTGCTCCAATTTACGGTTTCGATGTTATAGCTGGTAAGAATAAAATTACCGGTTGTTTCCACGATTACTCAAAAGCTGGTGATGCTAATCACCCCATGATGGAATGGTTTGCCGGAGAAGTAGCCAAATTAACTTGGCGCAGAGAACGTGCCCTTCCAGAATGGGCCACTAACATATTCAGTCCTAGCATGGTTGCCGCTGGCAACGTACAAGATGAAGAAGAACTTGAACAGATTACCAATCTAGCTAAAACTACAATAATACACTATCTATCCGCAGTAGGAGAAACTAACAACACAGTGGCTAGCACCAAATATGAGCAGAACTACTATGCTCAAAATCAAAAATGTAATCCACATACACCGCGTGTAATGGTTAGTCTAGGGCTAAGTGAAGAAGATGTACAGCACTTTGTACAAGAATGCCTGTTCCCTGAAATAGTATAAATATTACATTATGCGTATAGATGATTTATTACTAGAAGAACCTGCCGATCCGGCTGAAATCAAGCAAATGAAAACTAGTTTGCTTGGGCAATTACGCCAGCTTCCCGAAGACGACAAGACACGTAAAGCACTGATAGAAATTGAAGAGATTCTTCAAAGTGTTAATGCTGGCGGACGTATGGCTAGACTACAAGATGAATTAAGACAAATTCAAGATCCTGCGGTTACCGGTTTCCAACAAGATTTGGCCATGTTTGTTCTTACAGCTGATGCAGATCCTAAAGAAAAACGACAATTATTAGACTACTGGAAAGCAGGTACTATTGTCGATATTGACAAACTATTATCAAAAAATAAACACAGCTTTGCAGAAATCTTTAGAGACTATGAAACTAATAATGCTATCAAATTACTAGTTGATAGAGTTATGTCTATTGCCGCACTTGGACAAGGTAAGGGCGAATTTGGTCTCAATGTACTGAGTAAACACATTGCTAAACCTGCAGAAGATAAAGCAGTTGATGCCGCAGAAGATGAAGAAGATGAAGAAGGCAATAAGAAAAAAGGCGATTTGTTAATCTATTACGGTGATAGTTGGAAAAAGATTGAATGTAAAACAACACACGGTGGATCTGCTCGATTTGGTGATCAGCAAGTTACTCCTAATATGGCAACATTTGCTCCAGCCGCTCAAGAACTAAATGATTTCATTGCCGATAATAAAGCAATATACAAACAGGTAACAGGTAAAAGTGTATTACCTGACGCGGGATTAGCCTTGTCGATCGCTATAGACATTTATAAAATATTACCACCTGCTAAAAAAGCTACCTTTTTAACAAAAGTCGAGAACTGTGTTAAGGCTATTTTCTTCGGTAAACACATGAAGAAAGCTGTAGCAGGTATTATGAGTGCTGTTAAATCTGGTAATGCAAACGAAGCTAAAGAAATTTGGGGCCAAGCTAACTTTAACTACTACCTATCACAAAAAGATGACTATGGTGTTTTAAATACTAACCTAAACAGTAAAGATTTTGTTTTTTATAATTCAACTGATGATTTAAGAAAAGAAGGTCTGCGTTTCCATATTGCTACCCCTTATCTATCAAGTCTTAAAGATCCTAATCGAAATGTATACCCACAAGTAGAAGTTATTCCCAGTACCTTTGGTGCAGAATACGCTACTGGACAGTTAAAGAAACCAGAGTTTAAAAAACGAGCATGGGGTTCAACTACTTTAGAAACACGTATTAAACTAGTTCAACCGATTATCACGGAACTTTGTAGAATACGTGGTATTACTGATAAACGCACAATCGCAAATATGGTCTCATATGCCACTGGGCTAGTTGATGATCAAAGAAGCAATCCAGATCGTTCTTTCTTTATGCAGTCATTGGAAACCAAGTTTCCACAATTAAGAGTAGCCAAAGCCGCCCAACTTAAACAGAAGGCAAAAAAAGAAGCTACAGTATCACCAGAAACAGCGGTGGTATCTAATACCGCACCCGAAGTAGCTACAACTACTCCAAAGGGTCGAGCACCTAGACGAATAACACCAGCATTAGAAGAAGCTATTGAGCAAGTTGATAGTTTAATTATCAAATACTTCTAAATTTGCCAAATCGCTTGTAATATCAGTTAACATGTAGTATTATAAATAGTACAACATGGAAATTATATTACTTCTATTCTTATTGCAAATCAAACATTGCTACGCAGACTTTGTAATACAGACCTATAAACAAACGGTGCATAAAGGCATCTATCGTGATCCTATTGGTATAAGTCATAGTGTTGACCATGTTTGGACAAGTTTAGTAGCATTACTTGTCTACAGTTTTTTCTATGCTACAAATCCTTTTACAATCATATGGTTATGCCTTGCCGAAGGTATACTACACTATCATATAGACTTTATCAAAGTACATTATGGTAGTAAAGACAACACCAAACCTCTATTCTGGGCACAGTTTGGTTATGACCAATTAGCACATCAAGTAACATATTTGGCAATGTGCATATTCTTATTAAAATTATAATATTAAATTCTGATTAAACTACTAGTTTAATACGACTAACTTCTCTGTAAATAAAGTATAGAGGAGCGAAACTCATGAAAAAATTACTGATGGCCAGTACTTTTTGCATACTGACTGCAAATATTGCACATGCAGAATTAGTACAGCAATTTAAAGATCCAACATTTAGCGGAAATGGTTGGAGTACACAAGTATTGACTTTAGAACAGATGCGTCAAAGTGCTGTACAACAACGAGATGCCAAAATTGCCGCAGATGCCGCCAATGCCGCAGCCGCAGCCGCAAATACACCATTGGCTAAATTTATGAGCTTGTTCACAGGACAGGTGTATAGTCAATTGGCTACACAACTAACAAACAATCTATTTGGTTCTTGCCCAGCCGGCCAAACTTGTAACAGTGGAAATTTTATGGTCAGTGATACACAACAAATCCAATGGGCAAAATCTAATGGACAAGTTACCCTAACAGTATATGATGGTAAAAAAGACAGCAATGGAAACTTTGTTGCTAACAGCACATATACACAACAAATTGTTGTGCCAATTTCAAGTTTTGCATTTTAAGGAGAGCTAGATGAAAACATTAAAACTATCAGCATTAGCTCTTGCAGTAGCATTAGCAGGATGTTCAACTGTACGACCGTTCGGTGACATTAATATTAAAGAACAACCAAAAGTATCAGAAACTGTAGTCAAAGCAATTGATACACTACCAGCACCAGCAGGTCCTAAAGTTGCTGTGGCAGTATACAGTTTCAAAGATATGACAGGGCAACGCAAACCAAGCCAAACACTAAGTTTGTTTTCAACAGCAGTTACACAAGGTGCTGAAGCCTACTTGATTAAGAGTTTGAGCGAAGCAGGCCACTCACAATGGTTCACAGTTGTAGAGCGCACAAATCTAGACGACTTGTTAAAAGAACGTCAGATGATCAAACAGACTCGCGAAATCTATGAAGGCGCAAATGCCAAGATATTACCTCCACTAACACTAGCGGGTGTTATCTTAGAAGGCGGTATCATTGATTACAACAGCAACGTATTGACAGGTGGTACCGGTGTAGCAATATTTGGTATCGGTCCTTATACACAATACACACAGGATCAAGTTGTAATTAGCTTACGTTTAGTAAGTGTACAATCCGGTGAAGTGTTGACCAGTGTAACCATTGAAAAGAATTTGTTGAGCACAATGGATGGAGCAACTGCGATGAAGTTTTTCAATCAAAACACACAAACCTTTGAATTTGATAGTAGCCAAAGTTTTAATGAGCCAGGCAACTACGCATTACGTAGTGCTATCGAACAAGGTATTGTGGAATTGGTAAAGAAAGGTGAACGTCAGGGACTTTGGAAGTTTAAGGCTGGTGTTGAAAATCCAACACCTGTTGAAAATCCAACACCTGAGGTGTTAAAAAAATAACAGCAGAGTATAATTGAAACACAATTAAACTTAAATATTTTAGTAAAAAGGTAGGTTTGTAGAAGTTTATTTGGGTTAATAGCCCGCACGGAGAGTAACAAAAATGAAAAAAATAATAATAGCAGTAGCAATCGCTTCGGTGTTTGCACAAACTGCATGGTCACAAACAGTGCCGACAGCTCCTACAGCAGGAACTGCTCCGGCAATCACTACCCAAAATAGTACTAGTTTTAGTGCGGGCGTAACTTCAGCGTTACACAATGCTACAACTAATATTATCTATTTGGAACAAAGCGGATCTACTCCAACAGTTAGTATTGTCCAAGATGGCAATAGTAACCGTGCTGGTAGCGATGCTAGTGGTACAGTTGCAAGTATGGTTATTAAAGGAAACAGCCAAGTGGTAACTATTGAACAAGTTGGAGTTGGTAACATTATCAATTCTCTACATCTTGGCGGCGATAATGCCAATGTTAATATTTTACAAAATGGTCCATTGAACACTATTAACGCAGTTTGCGGAGATAGTTCAGCCGGAACAGGTTGTGCCAATGCTAGCCTAGACTGGAGATTGGACAGCACTGGTAAACAAGTTGGTAATACATTGAACTATTCAGGTCAAGGTGCTAACTTAGTCAGTTCTATCTATGTAACTGGTGGCGGTAATACAATTAACAGTCAACAAATTGGCGATAATCATCAACAGTTGATCAACTTGACTAACACTGATAATAATACAGTTAATGTATTACAATCTAGTGCTACAGCAAGTAGTCTAGTATTAACACAAAACGGAACAGGAAGTACAACATTTAACATATCACAAACAGGAACCTACTCTAACGTAGCTAATATTAGTGCTACTGCCGCTGGCGGTAGTTTTAACATTATTCAACATAGTCACTAAGGAGTAGTTGTGAGATATCTAGCACTGTCATTATTGTTAGTCGCAACTGCGGCAGTGGCAGATATTGGTTCTGTAACAGATGTCACTGGTACTGCTATCGTAAAACGTGGCAATACCAGTGTAACACTTGTTAAAGGCACGGCCATTGAAATGAATGATCGTGTAGAGGCAAAAGCAGGCGAAGTAAAAATAACATTCAAAGACGATACAACCGTGCGAGTAACGGCAAGTAGCGCATTAGTCATAGACGACTTTGTTTACGACCCTAAAACAAAAGGTGGTAAACTTGGCCTTAAGGCCGCGGAAGGCACAGTACGTTATGTGTCTGGTAATATTGCTCACAACAATCCAAACAGTGTGAACATCAAGACCCCCACGGCCGCTATTGCGGTTCGTGGGACCGATTTTGTTATGAGTGTAGATGAAACAGGAAAAAGTCTCGTTATGTTAATGCCAACTTGTGAAGAAAATGTACAGGTGGTTAATCTAAAAGGACTTGTTTGTGGTAGTGGAAAAATCGATGTTGAAGCTAACGGACATATCGTACACCTAGACAAACCATATCAAGCAACCATAGTTGGAATAGAAGGTGATGCTCCTACAACTCCAATTATTGTAAATTTATCTAATTCCCCAATTGGTAATAATTTAATTATACGTCCTCCAACCACAATGACCGGACAAGCAGTACAGCAGGCTGCAAAAACAGCCGCCGTTAAAACAGGTGATGCTAAAAAAGAAGATTCTGCCAAAGCGGATACAAACGGTCCAACACTAGCTGAGGCAAACACTACCCAACAGCAAGAAAAAAGCCAGCAGACAGATAAAGAAAAGGCGCAGGCTGAAGCAGATGCCGCAGTAGCAGCCGCAACACAAAAGTTATTAGATCTACAGAAAAAAGGTACAGTGGTTAAACTAAACCCAGATGAAGATCCAAACATATTTCCTATCTTTAAAAATGATAATCCTAATTTGAATCAAACGGGTTGGGGGTGGTTTGGTCTTAGTGCCAGTGGATTAAACTATGCTGGCGTTACTGTAGCCAACGATAGCAAGATATTATTGACCATTACTCAGGATCGTGTAACAGATGCTTATAACTTTGGAGGCGCAACAGCCAAGCCACAAGGCAGTATAACTATTACGCAGACATACAAATGAAAAAGTTTTTATTATTTGTTTTTGTTACAATAATAAGTTTTACCGCGGCCTCACAGACTAATAATACCACACCACCGGGAACAATGCCGGGTGGCTATAT